ATCAGTGTCTACATTATCGCGGGGGTTCGTGGCGGCTCTGCCACTTAAAAAACCATGTTCAATATCTTAATTCCTTTAGGTGCATTTCTCTCTGCGGGTGTTGGTTTCCTCGCTGTACGCGCTTTGATGGGCGTAGGTGTCGGCCTTATCAGTTATGGTGCGGTCGGTGTTGTTCTGCAGCAGCTTCTAATCTTGGCGCAAGGCCATTACAACAACATTCCAGCCTTCGCGCTGCAAATCGCCGGACTCTCAGGCATTGGCCAGGCGCTCGGCATGATCGCCGGTGCCATCACGTTCAGGGCTACTTTCATGTTGATGTCTAAACTCGGAGTGATCCCAAAATGACGATTATCGTTTTAACGGCTACGCCGGGCTGTGGCAAAACCAATCACGCGGTATGGAGCCATATTAAGCCAGCGGTGGAAGCGGGGCGTGTTGTGTATGTTTGCGGTGTACCTGACTTAAAGCTAATGCACATCAAGCTATCCATTCAGAAGCTAAATACCTGGGCAGAACGCACACCCATAGATCCGGAAGAACCAGAAGGAAAGCAAAAGCTAAACAACATCTTAGAAGGCAGTCTTATCGTTGTGGATGAAGCGGCTTATCCATGGCCGGCCGTTGATCTGAAAGACCCTCCGGAATATATCAAATACTTAAGCCAGCACAGAAAGCACGGCCTGGACTTTCTCGTTATTACCCAATCACCGAAGTTTGTGCACCCGTTTGTATTGGAAAATGCCGATCGGCATATCCATTTAAGCCAAGAGTGGTCAGGATCAAAGAGCTATGAATGGCCGGAGTACTGCGTCAATCCAAAACTCAAGACCAACAAGCAGAACGCAGTTAAGAAACCGTACCGGCTTATCAAGGAAGCATTTCCGCTGTATTACTCAGCAAGTCTGCATGTGGAAAAACCGAAGCGGGCGATACCTAAAATGGTCTATGCGGCTATTTTTCTACTATTTGCAGTCCAGCTATGGCCATGTTCACCTATGGTCGTGTAACTGAGCGGCTTGAGTCTCCAATGGCATCGACTGAAACTGAAAAAAATACAATAACGAAGCAGGGGGGTGATATACCGCCAGCAAGCCTAATACCGGTCTCTCAACCTGTCGTAGCATTGCCGAGTACAAAAGAATCGCTCTCAATGTTATCAAATGCGGTTGACTGGTCACAAGTGGCCGCCTGTGTTGCTAATAAGACTAATTGCGTTTGTTATGGGCATCAGGCTCAACGTTTGAATATCGTTCCCGATACATGCAATGCTGCAATCAATTATGGATGGATTATTCCTAAAAAGCTTTAAGGGTATTTTAGTAGATATATAGATATAAACCGGGATCTTTAAATCTAAAATAAGATCCCGGTTAAGTTGTGCTACATTCCTGCCAAATATATTAAAATCGCAATCATGAATTTTTCACTAATAGTGATAGTAAAAATTTCATATTTGTTATAAAATTTATTAACAGGGGTGTTTTTTAATCTTTTTTTAATCGAACAATATTCGATTTTCATACAAAATACTCCTTTGATTCATACTGGTAATATGAATCTGATTTTAAAAGTTTTTCTAATACGAATCAGCCCATCATGATTTACATCATGATGGGCTGATTCGTATTTTACCAGAACTAATTGCTCATTCACTGGCATCACGAAAATTAGTTTATCCCCTTTAACCCTCAAGGGTCGCGCCGCCGACCGGCGCGAAGGGTATGCACCCGAAAGGGAGCATGCTGCCCGATCCCTAATGCGGTTTTCCTTTATCGTAACTTCCTTTTATTGCCAAACAGAATTTGATTTTGATTCTGTGAGGTATAATCTTGAAAACAATCTTAAGAGGATAAAATCATGGAACTTTCCGCCGTACTAACACCAGCGCCAGAAGGTGGCTATGTTGCCTACAATCCTGAAACGGGAACAACCACACAAGGTGAGACAGTTGAAGAGGCTCTGGCTAATTTGGCTGAAGCAACTGAACTCTACCTGGAAGAATTTCCGATGACCATATCTACTCGTTCACTGCTGACAACCTTTCAAGTAGCTGAGCATGCCTAAATTGCCCGTTATCTCAGCGGCAGAAGCGATTAGAGCGTTTGAACGCCTGGGTTTTACCATAGTACGTCAACGAGGCAGCCATATCGTTCTTCGAAGGGGTTCTTCTGGCTGTGTCGTACCCAATCATCGCGAGCTAAAAGTTGGAACATTGAGTGGCGTACTTAAGCAAGCCGGAGTATCGCCAGATGAATTCATTAAATCGTTGCGCGACTGACTTTTCCATACTACAACACGAATTTATATTGAGCGTTATCAATAATTGATAAATCAAAGTGGATACTTTTGATAATAAATTAATTAAAACTCTAACTGAGATTATTGAGGCTAATCCTGAAATAGGAGATAAGCTCGATTTCGAAGATATTATTTCTAATGTAACTGCCACAGCTATTAAGCTAACCAAGGATTCTCTAATTGAATCAAGCCAAGAAATGCTTGATGAAAGACGGAAATTAACAAATGAGTTTGAGCAAAGAAATATAAAACGATGGAAAAAAGCATTTGATACCTTAGAAACTCACATCGTAATATGTACTGAAATTGGAGAAGAGTTTAATAACTCATATAGGCATGAAGCGGTAAAAAATGATGATTTAGTTTTCGATCTTATTGTAAGACATCATGCGAGAGCGTGTCATATATCACAAGAGATTTTATGCCTGCTCAAGTCAGGTTTTGCTGATGCAGCACATGCTCGTTGGCGAGCTTTGCACGAGGTAAATGTTACAGCTCGATTTATAGCAAAATACGGTCAGGAATGTGCTGAAAGGTTTTATTTTCATGATATCGTCGATTCATATAATGGGATGCGAGAGCTCAATAAATATGCAATTCGTTTTCAAGTTATTGAGTTTTCACAAGAAGAAATTAATGAATGTAAGAGCGAATATGATTCTTTAATCGAGAAATATGGGAAAGAATTCGCTGAACACTATGGTTGGGCGTCCTACATCTTTCCTCATCATCCACGCCCTAGTTTTGTAGCCATTGAAAAAGATGTTGGACTTGATCATATGCGTCCTTACTATAGATGGGCAAGTCAAAACATACACTCTGGCTCTAAAGGTATGAGAAATAGATTAGGTTTATGTGAAGCTAAAGAGGATATCCTACTTGTAGGACAGAGTAACTCTGGGATGACTGATCCAGCACATGCAACTGCTTTAAGCTTGTGTCAAATTACAAGTTCCCTGTTGACGTTAAAACCTACTTTGAATCATATTATTTTAATGAATATTATTTCCGACTATGAAGAAGAGGTGGGACAATCTTTCTTAGATATACATTTTCAATAAATTTGATATCTGGCTCATGTCCTTCTTCCTAGTTGCTGGCTTATACATCTTTATTTATAAAAAACTTCTCTGCAAAATCATTCCAAATCGACTTTCAAGCACTAACTGCCGTCTATAGAAATCAGCTTTTACTTCAAGTGCGTTGATTTCTTCTGCATGCTTTTCAATATCTCTTTTTAATATTCCAATCTCACGTTTCAAGCTCGAAACCTGCTGAACTTGCCAAAATAAAGACCGGATTTCATGAGGAGTTAGGCCACGTCGCCATTCATGAGGGGGGACTATCATTATGAAACAATAAGAAAAGAAAAAAATAAGCCGAAAAACATTATCAGCATTTCGTTTCAGCGAAATAGACAGGAAATTTAGGTTTGAAACATTTTGTGAAAAAATG